CCTCTTGCCACGATGAGGTACTGCTTGGTCACCAGGCGCTTCTTGATTAGCCTGGTTACGTAGTGTCCAGTCTTCCCACCTTCTGCTGGTTGGTACACACTTCTTTCGACGAAGTAATACCAGCCGAAGATCTGCTCGGCCCACAGTTTGAATGAGTCAAGTAGATGAAGATCACTGCCATCAGTTAGAGTAAGCTCGAATTCACAATACTTAACAAACCCATGCACAGCCATGTCGTCGTAATAGATGTTAGGATTCTCAATCAATGCATCAATGCGATTCATCTCCATAGAGATCTCTCGATTGACTGGAATCTCATTACGAAGAACAGATTCTCTAAACAGACCATAGTAGAAAGGAGTAGCGGTATTTGATAACGTCATAACCGCCTCCTTAGTCTTACATTCCAGGGAACTTTAGCTGCTTAGCCCTCTTCTTACCGATGTTGATTAGCGCTTGACCAGCTGGACTGTGGAACAAAGTGTAAGCACCAGCAGCGAGACCAACTCCGGCCATGATTTCAGTCGCAAGCATTTTGCCTCTTCGTGCTACATTTGGATTAAGCTGCTTATACTTTGTCTCCAGTTGCATACGATCATTAACAGCCTTGAGCTGTTTGTTAGTAAGAGACTGCACTGGCTTCTTCCTAAGCGGTGCTGTCTGCCTATAGTCAGAAGTTGTTTTGGCAGGAGCCCTTTTACGAACTCCCCAGTGCATTCCCTTTACTCCATGATGCGCGATAAACGCCGCGACTTCTTCAGCCTTCGCCACTCGATTCCCTCCTCCTGCTCATCGATAACCTCCGGCGGAAGTTCGACCTCACGGAAGACGTTAAGCCTCCACTCGTATTCTTTGATCTGATCTGTCATCGCCGAAATGAGGAATGACGTACCAGGGGGATCAAATAGCAGGCGAACCTTGAGGAAGACGTAGGTCTTAACCAAGCTCAGCTGGTTTGAAGGAACGTTAAACTCGCTCCAGGTAATGGTATCGTCCATAATATAGAAGCCTTCGAGTGGACCGACGCCAAGCTGATTCAGAATTGAGAAAGCAGCATTAATATGCGTAATCACATCCAGATCAAATGCTGTATAATCATCGGCTAGACCAAGGATCTTCTTAGTGCTCTTTAGAATGCTGTCTTCCACAATTCACCTCCGTTAACTACTCGTCTTCCTTGTCCGGATCGTCATCATCCGGATCTTCAGGCACTTGCTTCGGCTCCGCCGGCTCAACCCAGCCAGGCGCAGTAGGATCATCTACCGGATCCGTTGTCCATTCGCTCATGTCTACTCCTTCACCACAGTTTTGTGTCGTCTGGTGCCCGCACAGTGACAACTTTAGGCGTAGATATGCCCGAATCATCGCCATAATGAATCATGTTATGAGTCAACCTTGTGGTCAATACCAAGTATTCTGGATTGAATATCCATTCTTCTTTATTAGTGATGTCATCGATCGTCATTGGATTCATGTGGTGAATAAGCATTGGGCCTGTGATTTCATAGCCTAAAACACCCAAATCGCACCCATTATCCCTGACAATAACGTCTCTTCTGGCCGTTTTCCATTCATATGACATGTAGAATTTCTGATTAATATAGCGGTCAAACCCAAAGGTTGCATACCCGACGTCGCTAAATAACCGTAGATAACTAAGCCTTTCATCAAATGTGATCAGCTGACTTAGGTCGGAATATGTCTTAATCGCCATAGTATTCATCTTCCACAGGCTCAATTACACGGCCAGCGTAGTCACGCATGGCATCCAAGGCGGCCGCATAGAGTTCTTCGATCTTCTTAGCTGAGGCCAGAGTCTCAACCCTAGCAGTAAGTAGTTCGTTTTCTCTTTGGAGGCGCTCTTGCTCTAGCTTCTCTCTGGTAGAACCAAGCTTTAAGTAATGCGTAATAACTTGAGAGGTAGCTGTACCATCAACCAGCTGTCGTTCCGCCAGATCAATAGCGAGAGAGACGAGTTGATTCTCTCTGCCTTCTTCTGTCATTGCGGGTCGACGCTCTTGTCTACGCTTACCAGCCAAGTTGCCTCCTTTCCGAACTAAGCTGCGGCCTCAGGATCTGCCGGCCAATGCGCCTGCACACCAGCAGTGATGTTCGCATCAGTAATAACCGCGGGGTCGCCACCAGGATTCGGATTGCTACCTGCCAAAGCGGAGTCATAGGCCGCCTCATTATCAATGGCAATTGGCCAGATCAATTGATCTGCTCCATAGGTAGGACTACCTCTGAACTGAGCAGCCATCTCACTTGAACTAACCGCTCCATTCCACGCTTCCTTCTGAACCGCAGCGGAAACTCGAGCGATCAATGCCTGATCTTGAGCAGCCTGGCTAATACTACTGTAACTCATTTTGGCTCCTTAAAGCAAAAGCAAAGCAAACGCCGTTGACGCCGCAGCTAGACAGGCGAGAGCCGGAGCAAGTGCCTTGGACTGAGCCCAATACACTCCACCAGCGATGACAAAGACAATGACGGCAATCAGGAAGAAGATGTCAGCTCCATCCACATGCCCTTCGGCAATTGCAGCAATCAATTGTTCCACCCCCATGAGTCCCGACCAGTCATGGTCGGATCGATGTTGATACCGAACGCGTAGAACGTCGGCTTGTCACAAATGATCAAGTTAGAATATCCCTTAGCAGTAGTCTTATCGAGACCCATCTGCTCGAGTCGAACTTCTTGGAAGAACCGGTCCATGTCAAGCTGAGTGCCCGAGTGAGCAGCCCACTTGTAAGTGCCATCGCTGATCCAAACGGTTGAACTGCTCTTCTCGTTCTCAGGCTTGATGTAGTAATGCAACTTGTTCTCCATTTCAGTAATGAGAGCAGAGCCCCCAGACGGAGGAGGAGTCCCTCCACCACGCCTTAGGCATTCCGCTTGTAGGTCTGCAAGATTCCAGGTGCCATTTGCATTAACAGAGCGCGGATCCCAGGGGCCTTGTACTGCCGCAGCCGTAGCTGGGTCGATCTTACGTCCAGGAGCCCAATTGATGTGCTCGCAGACATTGTTGTATCTACCAGAAATATACCTTTTACAGATTGCGTTGCTAATCTTAAAGCAAGCGTCAATCTGAGCTGCACTGTATGGTTCACCTACCCCGTTGTTACAGATTTCGATACCGAAAGCGTACCGATTCATGTCATCCAGTGGAACAGTTCGTCCATCCGGAAGACGCCAAGGCCCTCCCTTGCCATTGGTATTGGTACAGCCCGCCGCGGCGATAACACAGAGGCCAGTATCATCAATGTAAGCATTAGCAATAGGACGAGAATCACTCGAATGACTACCGTAGTTCGCGGCGTTCCAGGCTGAGTCACTTACAGCACCAGCAGTATGATGCCACATAACGCACCAAGGGCCACCGAACTGATAGCCACCAGAAGACCTAGACCTGCTTTGCCAACCATCCTGCCACCCTAGAGTCACGCCTGTGGGATTAAGTACACTTGGTAGATCAGTTAGATAGAGTCCACTCATGTCAGGTCCTCCAGAATATCGAGCAGTCGTCCATCGAGATCTGCATCAGGACCATAGAGCTCTCGTGTAGCTTGACTAACCTTGCGATGAACTTCTCGAAGATCCTCACGAGCGCGAAGCAGCCTCGCTCGTCGTTGACGCTCATCGAGATCGTGATCCATTATGAACTTGAGCCGCAACTCAATGTTCTTAAGTTTCTCTGAGATCGTATCGCTGGCTGAGTATGCATCTTCCGGATCAGCATCTGAGAAGAAGCCAAGAATCGGCGGAGGTAGATCGCTCATGCTGTTCCTTTCATAGCCAGTGTCGGTGGAGGCCAAGGATTCATTAACTCTACCAACCGATCAGATGGCTCTGGAGTGTTATAGATCGTTGGGCATGCCTCAGGATATGCGTATGTAATCCTAGGCGGAGGAAACCATGCTCTGTGACACAGCTTCCACCCCTGTCGATTCCTTTGTCGATGTAATCTCTTCCATGCGCGTGGATTAATCTTACAACAGTCATCACACAACCACAGAGTCAGCTTGCGCCCTTGCTGAACCCAGACTGCAGGTTTGTGACAAGTCCTTACATCACACATCATGAACATGGGAGCTTCCATCAGGTTGGTGTACCCCACCCATAGTCGTAGTCCGCATCCGACAATTTGATTAGAGCTTGGCCGGCTAGTCCCCCCGGAGGAAGTCCCCTACTGTCGAGAGCCAAGTCGATAGCCTGATCCATCTGAGATGTAGACACTTCACCAATTGGCCCCCCTGGTCCTACTGGTCCGGCTAGAATAACTGCTACTGATCCAGAAGCAACGTCAACGATGATGTGCTGTGTAGCTGAGATAACGTTGATCTCGCTCATGCTGTCACCGTGCCCCTGAACGTTACCTCAAGTGGTCGATCAAATACAGGCACTGGCTCAGAGCCAGTTACCCGTTTGATGTCCATGTAACCACTATTAGCTTTGATCTGTCTGGTTGCGAGATCGTCAAGTGTGAGAATAAGTTCATTAGGCTTGCCTGGAGTATGAGTCACGATCCACGTTGCGAGAAGAGGTGAATCGTAATTAGCTTCGGAACGAATCTCACTGGTAATCGTGTCCGCCGACACATCGATCCCCATGTCGACCGTAAGCGTGTTGGTTCGGCCCTTATGGACCACGATCTTGCTCGTCATCTAGCACCTCCTTCGCTTCTACGGCATCGTTAAAGGGTTGATATCGCGATGATCTACCAGCAAGAAGTCCCAACAATGCGCCCAACATTGTCGAAACTAGGTTGAATAAGTTCGCTTGTGTGATCGTAGTTTCTGCACTCGAGTCTACTGCTTCAACAATTAAGATAGCGAAACCGGTCACAATGATGGCGAATATGACAGTAAAAGTGAAGGCCAGCACCATAATATCGACTACTGAGCGATTCTTTAGGGGAACCTTAGCCTTGGGCAACCTTCCCTCCTTCTGCAATCGGAAAACATTCTCAGAAATGTCCCCCCGGGGTTATTTTTGGGACAGCGGCGATGCATAGGGGGGGTAGGCTGGCGAGACCCCCCCCCTCCCTCTTTGAAGAGATCACAAGTTTCCAAAAGACCAACAGCATTAGTGATTACAAATTTATTCTTCTTTTGTAACTTTTGTAAAAACTCCTAAAACATTCTCTCTTACACATTCGTCGATCGCTGCTTCCAACATAACTTCTTGATCAGCTTCAGACAACTCATGTGAATCAGTGATGATGCGAGCTAAGAAAGAAGATGTATGGTAGCCTGAACTTACATCCCATGCGTACCACTCAGAGAACTGATCAAAGGGAGAGTAAGGATTGTCAATAGTAGTTAGCATAGATCTAGACATCATCATCCTTTCTCTTTCATTGTCTTGTCCAATGTACTAAGTGATACACCAAGAGCCTTAGCTACATCAACTCTAGGAAAGCCCATAGCCAACATGTCTTGTGCTCTTGCTGTCTTAGCAGACGTCATCAATAGACGCTGTGGTGGGGTAGCCAATGCACGTACCTTGTCCATGTCTGCATGCTTTAGGATCTCGGAGAGCTTTGTATCACTGATAGCCCCCGCCTGTATGGCATCCCATTCATCTTGTGTGATGTCGATCTGGTGCTTCTTAGCACCAGTGCGAGCACGTGCATTATCAAGGGTGACGGCCCTTACTTTCTTAGTTACTTCTTCATCTTGATTAGGGTTGTCATGCTTGATAGCCTTCAGGTTAGACCTTGCAATGATCTGTGCCTGCCGTTCAAGAGGGGCACCTTGCTTAGCAATGTGGAGCTTAGCATCAAGAGAACTAACCTGGGGGGCGTACACTTTCTTAGCACTAGGGTTTGATTCAGCACGGGGGGTGTTTAAAGCAGCAAGGCGGGCCTGGTTAGCAAGAGCCTTCAACTTGTTAGCATGATTAGCATACAAGTTCTCCATAGGGGTACCAGAGGAGAGCTCGTGTGCATCCCTTGCTTCTGCCATCCTAGTGGTCTTAGTCTTCCTAAGTTCACCTGTCTTATGGTTAGGCCTACCTGTGAGCTCATACCTTTTCTCACCAGTAACCTTATCTACAGGTCCACCTTTAGCATGAGACCTAGGCTTTCTCTGATCTACTCTTACATCAGACCGAGCCCTTGAGATGAGGGTTGCTGCACCATGCTTGTCTTTGCCACCCTTACCAGCACCAGGTTGTAGCTGATACTTGTCCTTCAATCCCTTAATGTTGTTGTCAATGTATGATTGCTTGTAATTAAGTTCATGCTTTTCAGCATCGATAACAACCATTGAATGACGAACAGCACGAGCAATCTCTGCATGAGAAGCGTTCTTAATGGTCATGTCTGTAATCAGATTAGAGATCTTCCCCATCTCTGTCTGAGTATTCGACATAACCTTCATACCCTCATGCTTAGGGTACATAGCCTTAGGGTCAAACCCCTTTAGATCTTGCAAGACTGCTGAATGAGTTACTCTTCCTGCATTGTTAGGAATAACAAGAACAGTATCTCCATCGAAGTCAGCACCAGAGAGCCATTCAGCTACAGTGTGATGAATACCAATAGCATCTTTAGATTCATCGCCAAAGATTTTCTTTGCTTCTCTGTTTCTGTTATTAACGACTAGCTCAGGAATCTCGAACGTTCCGCCATGAGGGTGACGAACAAGAACAACTCGTTCACCATTCTCGAAACTTGGGGCATAGACTTCTGTTCTCTTAATACTATCAACAGGAAGAAGAACAGCAACTCGTTGACGAGGCATCTGTGCTGCTTGGAGATGTACTGAAGCAGCATCTGTGCCATCAGCAAATTCTTCCAAAAGCTTCTTCTTAACAGTTGGGTTAGTTAGCTTTGAAATGTCCTCGAACGTATCTTGACGATGTTCGTAAGTCATATCCAACTGTGTCTTAGCAAGCGTTGGACTTTGTTTAGACAACATCTGCGATGAAAGACTACGAGACCATTCGTCCCATTTACCTTCTTCATTCACAAGATTCATAACTGAAGTAGGTTTGGCATCAGGATGTCCTGGATTATCCAAGATCTGCCGAGATATGATCGAACCAAAAGGAAGATCCGGTGGGTTATCGGAGTTCTTCTTCATGGCATCAAGTTTATTACCAGTATCGGATTTGTTAGTATTGAACATTAGATCTACCCCGGCAGGGAGATCATCCTTATACATGGCCATGCCCTTGAGATATCGATCTGGCCCAACCTGCACTCGAACCTGAGCGTAGTTGTTTCCACCAAGAGAAATATCATCTACACCACGACGAACATAAATAACGCCGTCTGCTGTTGCTCCACCCTCTTCTTTGTATCGAACTGCAACTCTACTTGGTTTGATTGGTAGGGCGGGCTTAATTTCAGAATATGTACGCCCACCATCATCAGACCAACCGCCAGGAACAACGATCTTATCCTGATTAAGAAACAGATCTCTTTGAGTGACACCAGGAGGAACAAGAACCTTGAACCTAGTATCATGCTCTGTTGTTACCTGAGCAATATTCACTGGATGAACAGAATATCCCTGTTCCTTTAGAACAGCGAGTGCGTTGTCAAGATTATTCTGTGTAACACCCATTCTGTTAGAAGTCCCTTTACCAACATCAATATATGTATGTTGATCGACTTCCTTCTTAAGTGTGGCAACTGTTGCAGTACGAATATTAAGTTTGTCTGCAGCGCCTTCCTTAAGGAGC